CCACGTCCATGTCTTACCAGAAGCAGTGTGGAGGTCGTTTATGTTTGGAGAGTTTGGAAAGTCAATTGCCATAATCAATACTTAATGATGTAGTTGAGTGCTAGAAATGGGTTCATTAAACCAAGTGCGGTGTTTGTAAATCCACCGTTGCCTGAATCAAAAGCACCTATATCTGTATTGTGTGAGTGCCCAGCGTCATTAATTGCAACTTTGGGCGTTGCCCCGTAACCAGTCTCTTGCATTGTGTATGTTCTACTCATACCATGAACATGTTCATCAGAACCAACAACTGCGCCATTACTAATTGAAGACCCAGTAGAAGATACTCTTGCTCTTGCGGTACCTGAAGCAGCGTCTGTTACAAAATAGACTCCGTGGGCGTGAGCGCCATTTAATAGTGTATTAAAGTTGCTGTGATAGTGTTCCATGCCATGAGCATGGTCTACGGACATGTTGCCAGATGTTGTATTTGTTGGGTCAATAGAGTGAACATGGGTTGGAAGGTTGCCTGAAGCAATAACAACGCTTTCAGCGCCACCAGTTGCTGCAAGCGCTCTTGTTGTTAGACCAGTTCCAGAACCAGCGCCGATTGGCATACGACTACGCATGTCAGGAACATTAAAAGTAGTTGTACCATCCCCACTGCCGTATGTTGTTCCTATCAGTGCAAACAAGTTTGCATAAGTTGTTCTGCTTACTGCTGCTCCGTTGCAGAGAAGCCATCCTTCTGGCGAAGTTGCTCCAGCGTATGGCATTAATCCGCCGACTGGAATTAGGGGGTAGCCACCAACAACATTGTCATCAGCAACGGCAATGCCTTCTTTAACTGTAAATCTTGTTCTTGCCATTTCTACTCTCCGTCCGTTACAACAGGGTCAGGCTTGACTGTCCATAAATCGGTTGCACTATTTAAATCCCAGTTACTCCACGAAAGAGGACGACCCGATTCTGGGGTTACTGGTAGTTGAATGGTGTTTTCAAGAGGATAAGAAACAGTAGAAGTAATATCTCGCATCTCTTGTCTCCAAATACGCCAATCGTTTTTAATTTCTTCAGAAAGAGGACAGTCTGGCATTTGTGTCCAGTCTGATTCTTTTAGAAGAACATCACGCATTTCACGAAGTGCTTGAGCAAGTTCTTCTTGTGTCTGTGCCCCTTGCCCTGTTGTTGAAAGTGTCCAACCATAAATTTGAATTAACATTTTATAATCCTACCAAACTAGAAATAACTTTAACATATGCACTGGTAGTAGCAGCATCAGTTACGGTTGCCTGAACGAGAACATCAGAACCACTAATAGAAGTAGAGATTGCTAGTGGGATGCGAGTAGCACCTAACTCAATAACACCATACTCGGCAAGGGTTGGCGTAGTTCCGTTGTGAATTAATAGAATCTTTGACACGGTGTATTTTGACCCTTGAGTAACTTGAATAAGGAATTCACCGCTTCTCATGGCTGTCTTATCAAATCTAGTAATTGTTGTAGCGCTATTAGTTGTAAGTGTTGTTTCTTGAACAGAGCCAGATCCACCACCGTTTATTTCTACCCAAACAGAGTCGTAATAAATAAACATTTTACCAGTGTCTGATTCAAACCAAAAAGCGCCAGCAGACGGAGATGTTGGGGGCGTATCAGAAATGGTGATACTTGCTCCAGAAGCAAGAGTATTTGCTACCCACAGCGACCCGTTGTATGTTAAAACTTGTCCTGCTGTTGGATTTGAAAGTGAAACATCATGCAATTCATCTAGTTCATAACCATTTTGGGTGGCAACATAGATAATTCCGTTATTTGTTGCACGAACAACAACGCCAACAAAAACAAGGTGTTCTGGGGCGGTTGGTTTTGTTTTTGTAAACGCACCATCTTCTCCAAGCCATAAAACATCTCCAGAAGCGTACCCAGTAGAAAGGTTAATGCCGTCTACATATCCACGAGTAACTACTGGACCATTTTCTGACGCAGCAATTGGGGAGGCAACCAATCCAACTGTTTTGGCAGATGTTGCATCAGAGTCATTATCTGCTCTTTTTACAGTTGCATGGTCTCCTGTTGCTCCAAAAAGGTAAACAACAGTTCCAGTAGTAAGTGTTGTTGCCTCAGCATTACGAACATAAGTTGCGTTTGAAGCATACTGGTTAACCCAATTAGTGCCATTATAAACAAGAGATTCATACTCTAATGGAGATGTAATGACAACATCTGAAAGGTCATCAATAGAACCAACAGTAGAAGAAGTGCCTGGAACAAACTTAGTTCCGTTGTATTTTAATACTTGATCACTTGTTGCGCCAGCAGGGTCAATTTCAACGCCCTTGACAAATAAAGATTTGAGAAAGTTAGCCATAATAGTCCTCTGTTAAGGTAGCACAGGGCTACCCTAAGCCAAGATTACTACTCGGTATTGGTTAGCAGTTGGGGCTGTCGCAAAGTATAGGGTAGTTGTGCTACTGGTGTTGACAATGTCAGCGTAGACAACTTCACCAGATGATACTTCATAAACACTAACTACTAAATCTGCGGTTGCAAGACCGTGTGTAATTGCATAGGAAGTAGCCGATGTAGAAAGAGTTTCAGAATGCTTTTTCTTTGTCCATACAGGAGCGGATGCGCCTGCAATAAGGGCAAACCCCGCAGTTCCAAGTGCAAGGGTGCTTGTTGTAGCAGAACCTGTTTGATAGACAATTGAACCAGCGGCCCCGCCAGTAACATTGGTTGCTGTTGTAGTGGTTGCAGAGTTACCTGTGTACTCAGTTGCTGACAGAACTTGAGTTCCAGCAACTTTAATTACTTTTCCAGATGCAAGGTCAATATGCTCAGAAGATGTCCAAGACGATGTAGCGGATACCCAGTTCCATGTCTTATCTCCACCAGCACCAGCCAGCAGGGTAATACCACCACCGTCTGCGGTGCTATTAGTAGGAGTGGCTACTGCACCAAGTTCAAGGTTTTTGTCATCCACAGTAATTGTGGTGCTAGAGATAGTAGTCGTTACACCGTTAACAACAAGGTCACCAGCAATAGTAACTGTTCCAGAAGCATTACCTAAGTTAAGAGTAGTTGCCGCACCACCAAAGTTAATTGTGGTAGCCGTGGTGTTAAGTAAATCAAAAGAAGTGCTACCTGTGGTAAGCGAGGTTGTAATTGCAGGACTGGTACCAAATACAAGGACACCAGATCCAGTTTCATCAGAAATGACTCCAGCCAGTTCAGCAGATGTAGTAGCCGCAAAAACACTTAACTTGTCAGTTGTCTTAGCAACATTAGTGATAGCGCCAGAGGCACCATTGACCGTTGTAACGCCCGTAGAGGATGTTAAATAGGTTGTGGTGTCTAGTGTCCATGTGTCAGCAGCAGTTTTGTAAAGAAAGCCAGAGGTGCCTGCAAGTGCGGCAATTGCTGTGAGGTCAGCGTCAGCAGGTTGCCAAGTGCCAGAAGCACCAGATGAAAGTTCTATCCACGCTGTACCGTTGTAATACTTGAGTTTATTTGCACCACCGTTGGTATCAAAGTAGATACCACCAGCCTTAGCATTGGTTGTAGGTGGTGTACCAGCATTATGAACAACGGCATTGAGGAGTTCATTGCCATTGATATTGACATTATTTAGAAACTTTGACATTTAAATCCTCACGAAAAGTATGCTTTTCCACCAAAACTGGCGGAAAATGAAATAGAAACTTGGTTCTCTGTTATATATAATACATCACCTATGACTAAGTTACCGCCGTTATCAACCACGCTTACAGACGGAAAAACCCCCAAATTGTGAGAAATAGTCCATGTGGACGCTGAAACACTTTGAACATGGACATAGGTACCACCAAATGGTAAAACAAAATTAAGTGTTTGAGAAGGGGCCGTTCCTGTAATGGTGACAGCCGCTGTGCCAGTGGTTACGGTACCAACGGTAAGGACATTGGCAGGTCCAGCCACACCTGGGTCATGAACCTCTAATACTTGATCTTCAGGTTCGTTAACAATAGAAACATTCTTTTTTTGAGTTACTGTTACATATTTAGTGGGTTGGCGTGTTACTTCTACACTACTCATGTGGGGGGTGTGGAAATGGATGCTTCAACCACAAGAGTTCCTGAAGCAAGACAATCCCAATCTCCTGCTGAATCTTGGACAAATAGGTCGTAAGAGTAAGAGCCAGATGCTACGGTGTTTTGGTCTGAGATGTGTAGTTCAAGTGTTCCTCCTGCTTTTGGAGCCAAATAACCTCTTCGGTTGGCAGGAAGGGCGATAATAGTAGCCTCGTTAGGAACTGTGGAAAACCAACGAAGGTCAACAACGGTTGTACCACTACCATTTTTAGCCTGCATAAAGGCGCTCTGTACGGTAATGATATTTTCCTCAGAGTCTCTCCAAGTGAAGGTACGGCGATAATCCGTGCGTTGCTTATAACGGATTTCCATAGCCTGTGAGTCCTCCAAGGGCGTAATATTGTCTAATGCAGATACAGTAATTGTACCTTTTGATACTGGTTGCTGAATGCCACCAACTGTGGCTAAAACATCGTAGTTTAATTCACCTAGTGGTAGATCTTGTGTTTCTTCTGCCGTGAGGCACAAAAGAATACCATTTTCAGTAGTTAAAGTAATTGTAATTTCTGCAATGGTTATGTCACCAGTTTTGATGTAGGCACGAGCATCAGTAGGGCGTTGCAAACGGTGGGAACGCCGATCTTTTACAATGATGAGCCGTTCCCAAGGAAGCCCTCGTGACAGGGTGTAGTTAACGGTGCGAATGTTTTGCGCCATATACCTATTCTACTTCAGTATAGGGTTACTCGCCGCCTTTACCAAAACCAGACAGGATATGCACCGTCAGGGCAACTCCACTAATCCACAGGCCGTAGGTGCGCACTTGTCCAGACAGGGTAATTAAAACTAACGCTGTGCCAGCAAGGGTAAAGGCTAAACCTTGGAGTTCTTCAAAAAATCTATTCATTGTTGCTTCCTACTAGGGGTTGATGACTGAGAACCACTGGTGGACGAAGAGACAGGAACTACTGGTGCCATAAATAATACCCCAGTTGCGGCAACTAAGATTTTTCGTTGCATAACATTGATCGTGGAACCACGGGGCACATATTTATCAAATTTTCCGCCAAAGATGTTAATCTCCTCCTCAAAGGAGGCTTTAACTTCATCGGAAGCGCCAGATACAGCGTCAACCAATTGGTCGGCTTGAGCGTCTGTAAGACTAGATACATCTACAGAGTCAAAGATTTCAGTTGCTTGGTCTGCTGTTACTGACTGGAGCACATCTGGGTTGGTGGCAAGAGCAGTTGCTTCTTCGGCACTGACACCTTCTTCAATAATGTTTTCCACAGCCGCTTGTACTTCTGATTGTGGAAGCATACTGATAGCGCCTAATAGAGCAGTAACTTCTGGGTCAACTTGTGGTAGTTCAGGAGTTATAGGTGCTAATGTGGTCGTAGTCGGAACCGTAGTGGAGGTTGTAGATGTTGAAGATGTTGTTGTCGTGGTTGCCACAACCACAGCAGGCACAGTGCTGGTCGTGGTGGGAGCGACTGAGGTCGTGGTGGTTGGCGCAAGAGTTGTTGAAGTTGTCGTTGTGGTTGTCGGCAATACTGTTGTGCTGGTTGTTGTCGTTGTGGTGGTCGTTGTCGTAGATGTGGAAGTGGTGGTGCTTGTTGTGGTCGTTGACGATGTTGTTGTGGTTGTCTGTTCTACTGTGGTAGTTGTCTGCATAGACCCAACACCATTGAACCCCAGTTCATACTGTAAATTCCAGCCTCCATTTGTGCGCCAAGCGTTAGGGTCGCCACAACAAATACCAGCCCTAAGCCGATAACGACCAGCAGGTACGGCTATAGAGATGTACGACTGTAAACCATACGAGTCATCATTCGCTGCGAGTTGTACGCCTTGTTCGTCATAAAGCCACAGCATCGGGTCTGAGTTGTACCCAGTAACCATGTAGGTTTGCGCCACAAATTGTGTTGGTTCTGAATAGTCAAACCAAACATCTGTTGGTTCTGTGATTATTAAGTTTTCGGCTTTTACGGGGGCCGAATAGAATCCCAAAAATGTGAGCATTACCCACAAGAAACAACTTGTAACCCGTACACGGGATTTAAGCATTAGACAATTATAGTTCAGTTATGTGTTCAGGATTTACAGATCCAAAGTGCCGTACTGCACCTGTTTGGCGCAAAGAATTCTTCCAGTCTGTTTCTTTATCTGTCAATTTAGACTCATCATATTTTCGTTCAGATGACCCAGAATATGAAAATGGAATGCGAAAAGAGTTTAAGTCAACTCGTAAATTTCGTGGGCTGACCGCAAGTTTAAGAACTGCACCTTCTTTGTAGTTAGAAGCGTATCTACTTGCTAATTCACGGTCAGATGTAAGAAAAACATGTTCTTCATCTTTAGCAGGATTATTTGGTTTTAATCCTTCGTTTTTAATTTGTTCTGCCGCATTTCTAGATGTACCGTGGTACAGGTGAATTCGGAATTGACTACCGTTTGGAACAGGCATATTATGGTCTGTAGGTAGCGCCAGTAGGACCAAGTTGCACACCTGACATTCCTGATGAAACATCAGAACCTGTTTTTGCATCAGTTACAGACCCTGGACGAATTTTAAGTTCTTTATCAACAGGATCTAAGGGCATAGGGTGGACAATACCCTCAATAAAGGTGTTTCGTGTTTTTCCACGGGTGGGGTTACTTAAATGATTCTGAAGTTCCCGCTGGTTAACTTTCATTTGTGAATCTTTTAAATAAATGTTATCTGTTTGACCAACAACTTTTCCACCAACAAGGACACTGTAGATAGGTTTGTCTAATTGCGTGGTTGCAGGAGTATGCATGTGCACTTGTGCTTTAGTTCCTACAAGATCCCCTAAACCTACTTCACTTAACAGTTTTACAGGAACGCCACGAACGGTGTACATTTCTTTAAACTGTGGACCATCAGGTATTGGCATTAGTAAATTTTACTTCTTTTTCCTAATTGGTGTGCCACGGCGAAAGAATACTTCTTGTTCCATAGGAGCAACACTAAGAATGTCTTCATGGGGTACTAACTGGAT